ACATCGGCTTGCTCCTCGTCAGGCTTGAAAAACGGGATGTGATCTTCGATGTAGGGCTCATCTTGAGTCTCCAAATCACGCCATTCGTGGGATGTCTTGCCCCCGATCTCGATCAGAAAAGCGCCTTGAAGAACGTAATCCATGTTGCCGTTGCCATCACCCCGGCGGATCAGCCGGTAGCAGATGGGAAACGGTGAATTGAGATAGGCAAGTGCTGCGGTGGGATCCATGGTGGGGTGCGGTTAGATTGTTTGCAGGGTTGCCGGGGTGGGCCTTGGCAAATTTACGGGGCGATTAGTCGTCAATCGCAACAATGCGCAAGCGTTCGCGGATGAAGCCAACACCAACTAAATCGTCGATAACAGCCAGCGCGTCTAGGTCACTGTCAAAGGAGTTTTCTTCCTGCTGACTGTGATGACTGTGATTCATGAGATCCGGGTCGTCACTCCATTTGTTGTCGTAAAAAAGCTCAATGCGGAAGGCCATGGCTGGACGTGCAATGGGATGGGTTGCGGGGATCCCGGGATCGGCAGGGATACCCCAGGAGCCGCCGGGTGTCCATCCTCAGCATTTCCAAGCCGCAGGGACGCAGCGGGAACCGCCGGGAACCGGGAACCTAAGGCTCATAACCTGACGCTCCATCGCAAGAAATTGAGGCGGTGCAATGGGTTACAGGTCACAGTGCAGGATTGTTCCCACACAGTGACCACTGACGCGGGGTGGAGCACCCTGGTAGCTCGTCGGGCTCATAACCCGGAGGTCAGCGGTTCAAATCCGCTCCCCGCATCCAGATCACCGGAGCCGGTTCTTCTCGTAGGCGTTGTTTCGCAGCGCTGCGGGACGGTCGGCATAGGGGACCACAGCCTGGCGCTTCCAGTGGCCCTCAGCAACAGTGCGGCGCCGGTGGCAGTTGCAGCAGCGCACGTCGCACTTCTCGATCTCAGCCTGGAGCCTGGCGAGGCCCCAGCCGGACCTCCCCACGATGTCGCCGATGTTGCCGATCTTGTTTGCGGGGTCGCGGTGGTCGAACTCCAGCACCACCGGATCGGATTCGCCGCAATCAACGCAGGGGTGAGCCGCCAGGTAGTCGAAGATCAGGCTCGCTGCTGGATCCGCTGGCGGCTGCTGGCACGGCCCACGGGCCGGGTGCTCCGCCCGCCACTGGCGCTCCAGCCCCACCAAGTGGTCGATCGCCATCGGGAACTTCACCGGCTGGCGGGCCCCGCAACGAGTGCAGCGGAACACCGCCGGTTGGCAGCTTGCGTCGATGATCAGGTGGTCAAGCATTGGTCAGCTCCTTGCCGAGCCAGCAATCACAGGCCAGCGGGTCAAGCTGGCATGGGCCGCCGCATTCGGCCACCTGGGCCAGGTTGGGGATGAACCGCTGATGCAAGGCGAGGGGCGGGCGCAGGTGGGGGTTCAGCTTTTGCAGCAGTTCGGCCTGCTCAATGGTGATTGTTGACGTGGGCTGGGCAGGGAGCGTCTCCAGGTCTGGCTCGGACTGGGCCAGGGCGGAGCGAAAGCGGTCAAGGAGCGAAAAAGTAGGATCGCACTCGGGCCAAAGGCCTTCGTCCGACGCTATCTTGCCTGCTTGCTCTGCAAATAGCAGCAGCTCATCGCACAGGGCGCGGAAGGTGTCGGTCATCGGCCTGCCTCCCGACGCAGCCTTTCGGCGGAGAAAGAATTTCCCACTTGATCAAGCCACGCCGCCACCTCGCGGATCACGTCCCTGGCATCTGCATCCCCGCGCTCGTAATCGCGCAGTAGGTTCGCCACTCCTCCCACCAATTCCCCAGTCGGCCGCTTAACCGGCTGAGCAGGGAGCGTCTCCAGCTCGGCGGCCCGACCCCGCATCGCCGCCTGCGCATAGCCGGCGATGTCCGTCCAGTGCTCCGGGTCGTGCGGATCGCCACCGCTAAGCACGCGGGCCGTTTTGTGCGCGATTATGTCCAGCGCTTCCTGCTCGCCTGGCGTCAACAGGAACCAGTTCTTTCCGGCATGGATGGCAATCTTCAGGCTCTGCGACATGCCGCCCACGGCTTCCATGCCGCCGTGCTGCTCATCTCGATTGATAATTGATTGAGTCATTGTTCTTGTTGGTGAATCCAATGTTTAAGGTCTTGGACATATTGCCGGAGCTGATGCGCCATCACCGCATGACGCGGGTCACCGGTGCGCAGCAGCTCTCGGTTGTGACGGTCCACACCTTGCAGGGCCTGGTGGATTAGGACGTTCCACGGCTCGCGCACAGGCGTGTTCCACTCGCGGCTCATCCCCGGCTGCCCTGCACCGTTGCATCGCCGTGATACCGGCCCGTCACGGCGTAGCTGCGCTCCGGGGGGCCCATCATTCGGTTGAACACCAGCTGGCCGATCTTCATCCCAGGCCAGATTGGAACCGAATGTAGCTGCCGGCTGTTTACCAGCTCCAGGGTGACCACCCCATGGAAGCCAGGATCCAGGTAGCCGGCCAGCAGGTGATTGATCCCTTCCCTGGCTCTGCTGGACTTCAGCACAAACTGAGCGTTGCAGGTATCAGGCACCCGCACAAACTCCAGCGTAGGAGCCAGGACGAATTGTTTCGGTACCATCAGATAGGGGTGGTCCTCGCTGTGGTCCCAGAAGGGGTATTCCTTCATCGCTGGCGACTCAACGGATTCGATCAGCAACCTGTCACCTAGGCGCACGTCAAGCGAGGCGGGGTTGATCAGTGCCGGATCGACATGGAAGGGCACGGATTTCGGTGGTCCAGCCCCAGAGCATTTTGATCAGTGTCTGGCGCTCATGCGCGATGTCGATGTTGGGAGCAACCCAGGCGAGGGCCTGGTCGTCTCCTAGCACCAGTGTGGGCGGGATCGGGTCACCATCGCCATCAGGCGCGGTGATCCACTGCTGGCCGCGGCGGAGGGCAAAAATCATGGCTGCACACCCGCGTGCTGGAGCTGTTCGCAAGCAGTCGGCACACCCAGGCGGCAGTCGCGCCGGGTCATGTCAGTCAGCGTGCTCGACAGAGCATAGAAGAAGCCGACGCTGATTGCGACGATGAAGGTCAGGTAGGCAATTAAAAAGCGCATGGGTGAATGGCGAGAGGGCGGCCGGATTGGTCACGGCTCCGGCGGGCCGCTCGGGGGTCAGGCCAGCTCGGCTCCTGTATCGCGGGCTACGTCGGCGGCCATGAGTAGGACTTCCTCGGTGGTAACTGTGACCCCAAGGTCAACTCGCTGGGGGTCGTCTTGCAGGTAGTAGCCCTCGTGCCCGTAGCCGAAAATCAGACCTGTTCCTTTCTCTACTGAGCCGTCACGGCTCAAGATCATTTCGTCGCCACAGTTGACGGTAGAGATGAAGTTGGAAATCCGTAATTGAAGGAGTGGGCTTGCCATGGCTGGTGAGAGGTGAGAGGTGAGAGGCGGGGCCCCCGGTTCGGGGGCGATGCAACCATCATCACGACGCCACAGCCGCTCGCCATGGCTCTGTAACAACTGTTCACACTTGCGCACGGCGGTTTTTGCGGCGCAGCTTCTCCGGCAGCACCAGGCCCTTGATCCGCGCCACCCTGGCGTTCAACGCGGCCCAGTCCTCCGAATCCTTGAACCGGAAGTGGCCGGTGCCCTTCTTGAACACCTTGAACTCGAAGAAGCCCCACTCATGCCACACGCCGGGCTCCACCCGGTCATACCCACATTTGGGATTCTCAACCTCGGCATAGGGCCGGCCAGTGATGTAGACCAGCGCTTTGATCAGGTCGCGAATTCGCGGGAAGTTGCCCGACCATTGCTTCAAGCTCACGGTGCCGCCTCTCCAGTCCGGCTCAGCGACGTAGGGCACGATGAACTTCTGGTTGAACAGGTAGGCGTCGTTCGTCGCCCACCCTTCCACGGCCCAGCGGTTCTCCTTCGTGTGCTTCGTCAGCTCGTCGAACGCCGCCTCCACCGCACGGTCGATCCTCTGATCCGTCGTGCCAACGATGATCTGCAGCATCCGGAACAAGTTCCGCTCGGTGAATGGCACCTTCGTCTGCTGCTCCACAAACGTGTTGATGTCGCCCTGCAGCTGGCTGGTGGCCTTTTCCGCCGGCAGCATCTCGTCGATCACGCTCTTCCAGAAGCTCTTCTGAAGCTCCTTGCGAAACCGGTTCCGGCTGGCGGCGCAGCCTTCCATGCTGATCTGGATGCCCAGCTCGCCTTTGTAAATGCCGCCCACCTGGGCCTGGAGGCGCACGCCGGCCTCCAGCTGCTGGTCGAAAATCCGGCAGGCCTCGACGTACCTGTTCACC